GGCTTCTCCTTGATCTCGGTGAGCCCGTTCCAGGCAACTCCTGTGTCGTACAAGCCGTTGACCGTGTTCAGCGGGTACAGGACGCCCCTCTTGACACCGGTCTCGAACTTTCGGTTTCCCGTGTCGTCGAAGACAAGAACTGTCATCAACTTCTCCTCAGAAGTAGACGTTGTAAATATCGTGGTTCAGGTTAGCGCTAGTGAAATGCCGGACAAATCTTGTCATCGGAAGCGCTTTTAGCTTGGTGTTCAGAGGGCTGTCAGGATCGGCGTCGATCAATGTTACCTGGTACCGGTTCGTTCCCGCGTAGGGGATATTATCAGCGAACTGGTTTACCAGGTAATCCCGGTTATAGACGATCGCCGGGTAACTCATCTGTATTTCGGGAGGAGGCTGGAAATATACGCTGACCGGATTACTAAGATCTCCCAGGCTTTCTAGCAGGGTCTGGAAATCACGCCTTGTTCCCATTCCACTGCCCTCCGATAGTCAAGACGAGTCTCGGCCGGCTTACTTCCACGTTCGTGATCGTCCAGTAATTGCCCTTCCATTTGACGTACCTCATTTTCAGGTAAGTATTGAAGGCTTCTGCGTCCGCGACGATGCTGAATGAATTTCCGAGCGCGATATCAGCGTTCGTTTCCGGAGGCACCTGCGCCGGCCCCTCCAGGCGCCTGGAATCCCTGACGATGTTACCGAAATACGGTCTTTCGGTAATAACATCAGCCCAGACGCCCGGAGAGGTTTCCGTACTGGTCGCGAAGCCTACGGTTCCGGAAAACCGCATCTACCGCCTCCAGGGTTTAATCGCGGCGGAAGGTCCACTGGAAGTTGTCCGTGCTGAACTCGTACCCGGAAGCCGGCACGGCCTTGTACGTGACGTAGGAACCGGACCCGACCGCAGTCTGCGCACCGGCGGTGAGCGAGCTGCTGACGGTGCCGTCGTCGCTCACCGTGGAGAAGGTGTAGTGCAGCCCAGTCGAGTCCGGGATCGTGCCGATGCCGGTAACCTCGTCGAAGGTCGGGGTGAGCGGGTCGGCCAGCAGGCCGGTGCCGGTGAACTGGATGATAGAGAGCGCACCCCGGTACTTGGTCATGGCACCCGACACGCGGGTCTCCATGAGGTACTTGAAGGTGTTGAAATCAATGTCGAAGAAATCGAACATGTTGACTTCGCCGCCCTTGTCGGCGCCGACCGTGTAGTCCTGCAGGTTGACGACGAGACCGATCAGTTCCGGGGCAGTCTCGAGCGCCTCGCAGGCGATGATGTCCTTGACGCCGAGAGCCGCCGAGAGCTCTTCGGTCGTCGGGTAGAGCCGGCGGCCAAGGGTGTCCTTGATCAGCAGGAGCTTGGCGAGCCAAACCCGGGTGGTGTACATCGTCGGGCTGCCGGTTCCGCGGTAGAAACGGAAGGCGTTGACGACGCCGTCCACGATCGCGTCTGCCGTGGTAGCGATGGCCGTGGCCGCGACGTATACCGGCGTCACGTACATCGTGTCGTCACCGTAGATCGGCCGCACGTTCGCGGTGTCGATCTTGTCGGGGTCGTCCACGTCCCTGTTGTCGCCGATCAGGATGGCGCGAGCGAGCTCTTCGTCCAGCATGAGGCGCATCTCGGTCTGCAGCCAGTTCACCACGTCGAACTCGGTGATGTCCAGGATGTCGTCGCGGTCGAGCTTCTGCTTCTTGTAGACCGTCTGAGGAGTAGTGATCCGCCTCGCGATCTTGACGAACTCTTCCTTCTTGAGATTGCCCTTGATGTAGCCCTTGGCTCGGGCTTCCTGGAAGGTGATGTCCGCGGTCCAGCTGCGGATCCGCGAGAACGGGGTCCTGCGGACGCCTGTCAGCACGCCGTTGACCCACTCGGTCCTCCGGGCGATGAACTCCGGGGTGTCGGTGACGGCCTGGTCGTACGGGAAGAGCGTCGAGATGTCGTCGATGCCGTGAGCCAGTGCCCACTCATCGACCGCGCTCTTCAGCGACCCGTCCTTCCGGGCCATACCGAAGATCTCCTGCATGTCACCGTGCGACAGGGTGGTGCCGGGCACGGTCTTGACGCCGAGCTCAGACGTCTTGTCGAAGACGTTACGGGTGGTCACTGGGTCGTCGCCCCTCTGCTGATCGTGAATGATGCTGTTGCTCGGCTCGTCCGGGCCGTCCGGGTCTTCGGTGTCATCCTGGTCTTCGGCGTCGTCAGCACTCTGCTGCACGTCATCGCCGCCCTGCAGCGCAGTCCCGACAAGGCCGTAGACGAACTCCTTCTGCTGATCGGTGAAGGTGTTCATGATCTCTTCGGGAGTGGCATCCGGGCCAAGCCCGCCGTCTTCCGGGTCGAATAGATCATTGTCGCCGTCGCCGTCGGGATCCGGGTTATCCGCTGACGGCTTGGGCATCGCGCCCTTGTTACCGCCAGGCATCACCTTCTTCGGCGCGATCATGGTTCCGGCATGCATGATCTCCTCGCCGGTGTAGATGATGACCTCGTCATCCAGTTCGCTGATTCCTCCGTCAGCGTGAGCGACATTGACGTTGGCGATCATTGCTCCGGGATTCGCGCCGGACAAGACAAGACTGCCTTCGCGAATCATGCCATGAGTGACGGACGGACCCTGCTGGACGAGCTGATTGGCGTAGATACTCAGCGCCTTGATGTCCTTGTGAATGACGAGCTGCTTCGCGTTCACTCCGCCAGGAGTGCCGTTGAAGTATCCGTCGCACCAGACGCCATCTACGCGGTGCTGAAGAATGAGGTGGCCGAGAACATTCTCGGGGGAACTGTGCTGATGCTGCCACACCATCGGGATCTGGGCACCGTCCTGGTGCTGGAACGCAGGGGCCATGATCGTCCGGCCGTCACTGCACCTGATCCCGTACTTGGTGACGTAGCCGCTGAAGTCAGGGGCTGTCATTTTGACTGGATACTCCTTCTGGGATTGCCTGGACTTGCGGGAACGGAGACTTCGCAGGAAGCTGAGGCTTCTTCAAAGCGACACCGTCTTGCGGTAGCTGTCCGTACGCCGCCGGGATGTTCTTGTTCAGAAGCACGTTCGCCTTCGGATCATCTGATGGCTGGAATCCGACAATGGACCGCATGTCGTTAGAAGAGAGGACTTCGTTTCGAGTGAACTTGTCCGCGATCTCAGCAAGATCCTTGACCGGGACAAGCTTAAACGGATCACGAAGATAGATGATCCACTGGCCTTGGCTCCGGGCAGTCTTGGTCAGGAAAGACCTGATCATCCCGCCGGTAATAGCAGCAAGAACCGGTTCGATGGTCCGGTTGTAATAGTTGATCATCGTGGCCTCATCGGCCGTGCCATTCATGACCGTGTCAGTGATGCCCAGCTGACCGTAGAGCATCTGGGTCAGGTAAGTGATCTGATCCATCAGGTTATTATTGGCCGGCCGGTTAAGCTGAGTGATCTTCTCCGTGCCATCCGTGTATGCTATCCCGTACTGAGAACCCTTGAGCTGGAACTCTATCTCCTTGAGCCGCTTCTGGGCTTCTTCCCGGCGCAGATCGGTCTTGATGACGTAAGGTAGCTGGATGATAATGTCTAGGTTACCTGACGCGCTCTGCTCGTCAACGGCATCTAGCAGGCTTAGTTTCTTGAGCAGGCGCTGCAGGGTGGAGCTCTGCTCATTCATCACCGAGAAAAGAGGATTCTCTATGATGGCGACCATGCTTTTCGGCACGGTTACTTCCTGCTGCATTCCGGTGTTGTCGTTGTAAGCCCTGATGCGAACGTGTCTCGGCATCCACTGGACGACTGTCCCGACACGCATAGAGTTGATGTCATAACCGCCAGTGGTCAGGGGATTAAGCGTCGTGTCGACCGGCAGGATAGCTATAACGCCCTCGCTGAAAAGCGTCTGAACGGCATCCTGGATGAATTGCCTGCCTGACTGGTCAATATTCGCCTCGACCGCCAGGCAATCGGCCATGGCGCTGGGAATATCTTCTTTGTACATGCGGTTCTTATCAAGCCTGACATGACGGATAGGCACCGCTGCTGTATCAATTGCGATTCGCGTGTAAATCGCTTCTACGATAGTTTTCCGGTTATATGCCCGGAACCTCGGGCGATCCGGCCTGGAAGAATATGACTGACCCGTAGTTGAAGGATTTCCCAGCAGGCCGTTATTGCTGTCGGCCGCGAGCCACGTGTTAAAAGCGTGCTTGATGTAGTTTATGCGCTTCCCCATAGTCACCCCCTTTCCGTTGTCTAGACGCCTGCGAATATCAGCCGATACCTTGGCTCTTCAGGAAAGCCCGGGCTGCTTCTTGGGCCTTATGATTTGTTGCTGCAGATTTGGCCTTGTTCAGGACGACCTTATCCAATCCGGATTTATGAGCATAAGCCGCGCCGGCAGCAATAGTCGCAGCAGTCGCCGTTACAGGACCGAAACCTCCGGTAAGACTCCGGTGAACACCTCTCGTGGTCTTTCCGACGAAGTTCGTAGTGTCAGCGCGACGACGTTTCCGTGTAGCCTGAGCTGATCTTTTCTCTATGTTCTGGCCGGAAAGAACCCTGTGGAACTCTTTCTTGTAATGTGAATTCTGCGAACGGGTTTCGACTTTGGCCTTGATCAGCTTTCGCCTGGTTCCGGCTCCCTCTCCGTAGTATGCCCGTGCTTTGGCGAATTCGTTGGCGTCGGCCCTGGCCATCCGGCGAGCGTGATGCTCACCCCACTTCTGGCCTTTAACGCCGTGATGGGCTAGAGAGCCAGCTTCTTCGTGCTGAAGTTTTTCGGCCTTTGCGTAAAGATTGTTCGCTATCTTAGCGTGTTTATTCGCTAGTTTTCCGTGATAGTTGTTGAACTGCCGAAGCTGATTTTTTACCTGATCTAGAGCCATTCCCTTGGGCACGCGATTCTGGCGGTAAAAATCTCTGTTGCTTTGCTGCGCCGCGTTATTCCCGAATACCCGTTTGGCTGCTTCAGACTGAAAACCTTTTTCGTTAACCTCGTCGTGATGACGCGCGAACTTTTCGGCTATCAGCGCATGTTCAGTGGAAATATCGGCATGCTTCTTAGCCTGATCTAGAACGCCGCTGCGCTTGATTTCCGTCTTCGCGGCATGCCTATCAGGCGTTGACGAGCCTTTTTCAGTTCTTGATTCGCGAACGCCCCAATGCATGCCCTTAACGCCATGATGCTCAAGAACTGTTTCTTTAATGCCGAAAAAATCCAGGTATTCGTCTACGTTCATTCAGTTAACCTCCTTCTACCGGATTTAAGAAAAAGTTTTAAGCTTGCCGCTTCTTTTGGTCGCTGTTCGGATTGGTTTTCTTGATGACCGCTACTACGTTGAAAAAATCGTCGCCCGGTTTAGTAAGTTCCTTTGAAGGTTCTTTTTCATCCTTCTTATCTTCGGCCACGATAAGGATCCTTTTTTAGGAAGGTGTTTTTCCCGATTTTTTACCGATTTATATTAGTTTATCGATGGCTTTTTCTTCCGGTATCTCCGGTTTTTCTTCTTTTTCGGTCATCGTCAGAATGAGTCCTTGTTCAGCTTGTACGCCACGAAAGCGTCTAGCATCGCAGCGACGTTGTCTATTTTCTGATCCTGGCGCTTCTTGAGAAGTTTCCGGTTCCCGTTGGTGTCTTCCATGGTAATCGAGTTACCCATGGCC